AGCAGGTAAGAATCCACTAGAACAACAAATGGCGCAGATTCAAGAAGATGCCCGCAAAGCAGCACTAGAAGCAGGTCGAGCATTCTCAGCTGGATTCGAAGGTATGGATCTTACAACTGCACAGGCTGCTGAATTAGCCAATGGACTCGATACAATTGCACAGAAGTACAAAGCAATTGCTACCGAACAGACTATGCAATTGGAAACTAGTCGTTCATTCGAAGCAGGCTGGCAGAAGGCATTCAATTCTTACGTTGACAATGCAACCAATGCTGCTACCAGAGCAGGTGATCTGTTTAACGCAGTGACAAATAGCATGAACAGTGCAATTGATAACTTCGTTGACAACGGTAAGTTTAGTTTCAGTGACTTTGCTAGTTCATTGATTAAAGACATGATTAAGATTGAACTTAAAGCAAGTGCAATGAATCTCATGAAGATGATGGGCGGCGCTGGTGGAGGTGGAGGCGGAGGTGGCGGCATCCTTTCAACCATCGGCAGCATGTTAGGATTTGCTAATGGTGGCGATCCCCCAATTGGTAAAGCAAGTATAGTCGGTGAGAACGGTCCTGAAATCATCACACCACGTGGTGCAACGTCAGTCATACCTAATGGTGGTGGCGGACAGCAGATATCAAATACGTACATTACCAATAACATCAGTGCGATAGATAGTAAGTCAGTAGCGCAATTGTTCACTGAGAACCGCAGATTATTGCTTGGTTCAGTGAAAGCGGCTGAAAAAGAATTGCCATACCGCGGAAGATAAGGAATAAAATGAGCATCCAAACGATTATTAATAAAAGTACTGCAATGCAAGTAAACCGTCGCAAGATGGTTGGCATTCAGTATACTCGCAACGAGATTCCTCGCATCAGTGAAACACCAACTACTAACCCATGGCGTTTCACAATGACTATGCCAAATAGTCTTCGTTACAATGATGCCAGAACTATCATCGAAACTCTTGACACACTAGATCGCAAGGCACCAGAGACGATTACATTTGGTGCATTGCCTAACATGAGTTGGATCTTTAGTTATCAAGGTGGCGCAGCATTGAGCCAATTGGCTAATATCAGAGTTGTAAGTTTCATTGGCAATCAATTGATCTTGACTGCATTGCCGCCAGTGAATGCTACTAGAGTTATGTTTGCACCAAATGATTTAATTCAGATTGGTAACTTTCCTTACCCATTTACTAGCACAACTGAAGTACAACGTGGCATAACAGACACAATAACAATTACAACACACCGCCCTAATATACTAAGTAATAGTGTAGCAGGATTAGGAATCACAGTAGGATCAGCATGTCAATTCAGAGTATTCTGTCCTAACATGCCAGTGTACAAACTATTCCCAGGTGGCACTGCATATAACATCGATGGTTCATTAGCAAACAATGCATACATCGAATGGTCAGATGACTTTCAACTTTATGAATACGTAGGAACAGCATGATAGTAGAACAAATTAACACAGAACCTTCACCGTCTGGTAGAAACTTTACCATTCCAGAAGGTATAACAATTCAACGAACCAACTTCAATCTTAAGCAAGCAACAGATATATCTGCGGCTGTCAAATGCCCTGATTGCGGTAGTAATATGACTGGCACTGAATGTGCTGATTGCGCAAAGCAAACAATACTATGAGTACTTTCATTCCAGAAGTAAACAACGCACCGTTTATAAACAACGCTGAGTTTGTTAAAATGACAATCTATAACAATGACAACACCACTACGGCGTACACATTCAGTTCTAGTTACAAAGATGAAACAATCGATTCTGTTGTATACAAAGCATTAGGTGGATTGATGGGAGTCGGTATGCAACAACGTGACATTCGTGTTACTAGTTTCGATACTGCTATTACATTAAGTGGAATCGGTAGTGAAAACATATTCGCAGTACTTGGTACCAAGATCAAAGGATCACTTGTAGAAGTATATCGAGGATTCTATGGTCCAACTTATGTGCTAGAGAATGTTGTCCTTCGTTTTAATGGTGTTGTCACATCGTATACAATCAGTGAAGACTTTGTAGCAGATGAACGCAAAGACAATTTCATTGTTACGGTTAACTGTAGTTCATACAAGACTGTTCTTGAAAATAGAATCGCAGGTCGTCAAACTAGTCCTAATCATTGGAATGAATATATCGGTAGTGCTTCGATCAAAGACACTGCAATGACTAACATCCCTAACTTGATTAATGCGTACTTTGACTTTGGTAAACCAGTGACAGCACAAGGAACTGGATCTGGTGGTAATCCATGATCATTGAATTAGCAAATAAATTTCACACTCCATTAATAATTGAAATGTTGAAGGAATATCGCAATGCAACTCCAGTAGCATTGTTTGCAGAGTGTGACGATGAAGAATACATTAAACATATGTTAGCACAACTGTTTGCAGGACGTGGCTTCGCCTTGTTAGCAACTAAGGATGACATGGCAGTAGGCATGGTTCTTGGTATGATTGACCAGTCAATATGGGACTCACAAATATGCATACTGCGGGAATTAGCATACTGGGTAAAGCCAGAGTACAGAGGAACAAGTGCGGGATATCGCTTATTGTTAAAGTACAACGAACACGGAAGATCACTTATCGACACGGGCCGAGTCCAATCAGTAACGATAAGTAAGATGGTCAATAGTCCAGACTTAGATTACGCTAAGTTTGGATATAGTAAAGTAGAAGAAACCTGGAGTATGAACTAATATGCCTGTATTCACCGCAGCCGCAACCTTTATCGCAAGTGCAATCGGCGTTACATCAGTACTTGGTGTAGCAGCAATTAACTTTGGCGTTCGTGTACTAGCCTCAGCAGTCGTTAGTAGTCTAATCAGCAATCGCGCACAACCTCCAGCAGCAGGACCTACAGGTACACAATCAGCATCACAAACTACTGGTTCACGTGTTATGTTGCCAGCAAGTACTGATAACAAGATCGGTGTAGTATATGGATCAGCATTCATCAGTCCAGCAATGA